AATTAGCCCTTTTTTAATAATACAATATATAGAAATACCCGCAGTGCATAGCACTGCGGGCAATAGCGCCAAATTATTTAGAGTACAATTTTGACATCATCATAATACTTCTTGTTTACTATGATTAGAGCACTTTAAATTTTAAAAAGTTGAGTAACAGTTGGGCAACGTTACCAATTTAATACAAGTTTTAACGATTTACATAATATATACTATTATAAAAATCTAGTCGATTTCTTCAATTTTATAAGATAACATCAAATCGTCAATAAGACCTCTTACACCTTCTTCGTTGTATTCTTTCGGATCGAGAATGACTTCAGCTATCCAATCTGCAGTCCAAACGTAGTCAACACCTTCAGGCCATTTAAAATCGGGAAATTCATCTTGCATATTGCACTCTTCCCATTGAGCCTTGTCCCATTTACCAATGCAAGGTGATTGGCGCATTTCTCTTTCTAAAATAAGCTCCCATGCTTCTTTATAAGATTCTACTGTTCCCATTTCTCGATGTTGATTAGATGTACAATTAATCACTTTTAGCATTTTTATTTCCTCCCCGTATAACCGTTCCATAGCTTGTCTAGTTACTAACCAATTCTTGCCAGACTTTCTATATTCTCCTGGTTTGAATCCATTTTTAACACGGCCTCTACAATTCTGTTTTAAAGCGTCAGCTGTAATATTCCAGCGTTTTGAAGCTTCCTGAAGAGTCATAACATCGTTCAATTCCACTTAAATCACCTTCAAAGATATTAATAAATTATAAATAGATAATACTAAGGCAATAATCCCTATTAATAAAGATATTCTTGTAATCATATTTATCAGTTGATATAATTAAGGGGAAGAGTGGAGCCCTTTCGGGCTCCTGTGGTTACTCTTTTGTAATTGCTGTAATCACCGCAGTCGCTAGTTGGATGATTGCTATTATTAAGGGTAGCCACTTTTTTAACTTCTTTAACCTTTTCTTACTCAACTTTTCACCTCCTTTCTACATCTTTATTATACCCTATATCGGGTATAATGTCAACAAAATAATCACAAATTTCTACAAAAAAAGACCTTACCAGGAGATATTCCTAGTAAGGTCTTTTGTATTATTATAGTCAATTCATGAGTCCACCTGCTCATGCTCAGGAGATGTATGGATCACCTCGCTATCCGCGTATCGCAATTCCGATTGTCGCACCCGCTCCTAATATCTGCGATAGGTTGCGTTGCATCTTGAGACGTTTGATAGTCCTCTCGTCTTTTTCGACTTTCTCTTTCAATTCGGTCAAAGAGTTCTGCATTTCTGACAAGGTAACTTCTTGCTTCATTGATAGCATTTTGGCTTTCGTCAATTCGGTTTCCAATGTCGAAATTGTATCGTGTGCTTTGTTCAACTCTTCCCTTTGCTTCATGACTAAGCTCTGAGCTTCGGTTAAGGGAAGATTGGATGTCTCGATTAAGTTCAAGGCTTTCTCGTTGTTGCTTTTCAATTCGTTCCACTGACTCACGGGCACGCTGATAGTCGGTTCCGTTTGGCTGATAGAAGATGTATCCGATGCAAAGGATGAGGATGAACCCAATACAACCGATAACAATATAGCGGTAAGTAGGGTTATCAAGTAGTACTTTGATTTTGTCATACATTATTCCCCTCCTGTTGCATAATCTGTGATGCCACGTGCAATGGCTCTCACAATAGTATCAAGGTCATTGTTAAGTAGTGCTAGGTCTTCATCATTATCGATAAAGGCCATTTCTACCAACACAGCGGTTGCATCTGTGCCATTTAGCACCCATAAATCGGTACGTTGCTTTACACCACGATCAACCGTATTAATGCTACGGATGATTTGCGATTGGATGTCATTCGCCAAGCGTTGGCCATTGAAAGACTTGTACAAAGTTTCTGTACCCCTAGCTTGAGTGTTAAAAGCATTGCAGTGCAGAGACACAAATATATCTGCTCCCCATTCGTTAGACGTTTCACACACAAGACCTAAATCATCATTTTGTAAAGTTCTAACTTCACAACCTGCTGTTTGTAAATAACAAGCCAATAACTTACCCGCATCACGAGCAACATCGCATTCACGACGTCCTGTGTTAGGATTTACTGCTCCAGAGTCCAGGTCAATATCATGACCTGGATTTATAAATATTTTCGTCATTACTACTACCTCCTTCTAATTTATCAGGGACACCATTATTGTTTCTATCCAACCAAAGTCCTAGGAAGCCTACTACGGCTGTCAATACACTAGGAATGAATATGTGGTCAATAATATTGAGCCCAACATCAATCAGCTTATTAGTTTCACTTGATACATAGCCCCTAGCAAATGCCATAACATACTCTGTTATGACTAGCCAAATAGGAATTAGCATAACAAGTACTAGAATCCGTGTCGCTAGTACTCCAGTAGGTCTAATATTAGCAACACGAACAGCACCATATGCTGATTTCAGTCGGTTCATGATTTGATATTTCATTATCAGTCACCTCCTATATCATCGGTATTAAGCGTGATACTTCTTCCTATTGGCATATTGTTTAGCAATTGGATATGCATCAGTTCAGTGCTCAGACTCTGAACTGTGGTTTCGAGGTTATTGAGCCTATGAAACTTCGCTGCATCTCGTTCTTCCAGCTTGACCAACTGCTTTAAGATTTCCTGATTACTTTTTGTTAAATCAGCGATACTATTGATAGCATCAGATAACTTATCGTCATAGTCCTTACGCTGCTTATCCATGCGTCGAGCCAAATGGTCATCTAATTCTTGCTTAACCGCAACTAGCGAGGTGTGTTCTAAAAACCACACCATAGCACGAAACGAGCCCCTAAGTGCGGCCCAGATGACCCCCAAGAGGGTCACCCAAAAGCCTATGTCCGCGAAGTACGGCGGAATTCCGAAGTCCATTAGCAATAATCTAATTTCGTCCATTTAGGCCTCCGCTTTCTCCCACATTTTAGTGAAAATGTTCCATTTTTTAGTAGAGTCATGATTATAAATTTCTAAATCTACCCTATTAATGCCAATATCACTAGCAGGTACGGATTCATCGGCTACGATAATTTTATTAGGCCCATACTTATTATAGAATTTGTCTCGAAGATTTAGATTGTCATCTTTCCAAACAAAGGAAGGAATTTCTAATACTTTGATTTCAGAGCCATTGAAAGCGTCAACATCAATATTAGTAGCCTTTGGTAATTTCACAATGTTATAATCACATCCGCTAAATGCTTCAGCACCAACTTTAACTACGTTAGGACATTCTAATAATCCTTCTAAGTCGCTACGGCCATAGAATTGCTTAGGAAAAATCTCTGTAGCCGTTTCCGGATTGAATTCAATAAGACCTTTAATTTTAACAGTGTCAACGACATGATCGATTAAGTTAAGATATTCAAGATAAATATCATCTGCGCCATAAGGCTGAATTCTAATAGTTGCACTCCCGGATTGAATTTCAACAGCTTCTGTACTGCCGCTCACTCGAACTTTAAAGCCATCTTGCCCAGATACACGAACTTCCGTATCCCCTTTTCTTGGCTCGTTAAAGGTAAGCGCTGCATAAGGTTGATTCGCCAATGCATGGACAATAGCAGTCAATATCGCTTCAAGGGTACCACTATTAATAAGAATGTTCTTACCTTGAAGTGCTGAAACAACGCCTGATAAGTTAGGCATCTTCGCTTTTAAGGATTCCAACCACTCCTCCTCGGTTCCTACGAATCCATGTGCTAAAGCGATTTCATAAGCACTTTTCCCATTATCGCCTACCATGGTCGCCTTTACTTCCGCCTCTACTTTAATCGGACCTTCAAGTCTTACTGGTAACGTTTTGTTTTGCATAATACATTCCTCCTCTAATCATGCATGGCCACATCCTGAATTATGTTGACTGCCCCCATACCCAGTTTGTAATATCGGCTAGGCTCCGATTCCTTATATGCAAAAGCATCATACACATGCTCACCAAAGGACTTAATTTCTAGGGTATCCTTTCCGGAAATATTGAATGTCGCAATCTTCCCAGATGCTACCCCTTGCACTTTAATAACAAGCGGACCGCTTGCTCGCTTTCGTATGGCGAATACTGACTTAAACCCTGTCAAATCCACATTGTCATCTTGAACTGCGTAAACTATCCCGAAATCCTCGCCAATATTGAGGTCTATATCTTTTACATTCATTACTTATCATCTCCCTTAATTGAATGGAATCATACCTTGTTTGTCGTACCCGGTCACATCGACTACCAAATACTGAGATGTAGTCTTACCCGAGCAACCTACAGGATACGTGGTGACTGTATTCCAATCAATGAACTGATACGATTTCAGCGATACAGTACTCTCATCGTGAAATCTGAACGTTTGCCACACTCGCCCCGTGTGTGACTTTTTATCTCCATTATTAATATTTGGTCCCCAAACGGATGCATCGATTACGGACATAGGTATAATTGCAACCTTGACGCCATATGACTTTGGATCACGGGCCATGTCTGTAAAAGTATCTGGAACGTAGTTTGATAACTGGTTATACCAATCGTGCGCATAATGATCGATTATGCGTAGGTATCTGATGCGGCTATCATATATCACATCATTCTGCAAATTGTAATCTGCTGACCAAGACGCTTTATAGTATTTGTGACGACCAAGAACCTGCAGCGCTGTATTCGGTTTACTACTCCCTACCTTATCAACAAATCGAATACGAGGTGTATCTGCATTAGCCACAACATCCTCAAAATAGCCGAAGCAATAAAATTTGATGCCAGCTTTTACTTCATCCACCATTACTTGCGTTACCTTTTCACCCGGTTTAATCACATCCACTACCAGCACCATTAATCGTTCACGACGTTTATGAACCCACTGAGCCGCGAATTCATATCCTTGTGGAACTGATACTGCGATAAGAGGTGCATCACCATGATATGCGTAATTAGTGACATAAAATACCTGGATTACATTAGCCTCCCCTGCGATATATCCATATTGGAATTTACTTGTAGGCACCATCATAGGAGTGTAAGCTGCGGGCTTGAGTGGAATTTGAACTGTTGGCGTTATCCCCCTCATTGCTCCAGTGTAGAGAACTGCCTCTTTTTGTTTAGGGAAACTAAGATATACTAGATTGTCATAGGTATCGTTTATAATCGTGACACCTTCTTTATTCTGGATGTTAATAAATTCCATACGCCAGCCACCCTTCATACGTAAGATCCTTAAATTGACGATTGATATTATATTCATCCTGGGACACTGCAAAATAATATGTTATGACATTGCCCCTAACCTCTGCCACTAAGTACTGCCCCATGGCTGCTGCCCAGACATGCTGCCCAGGCTGCAATCCATTCACAGTAATTTGTTGGCGTCGATTTGGGATGTCAGATACATACATCCGCCCCTCGATACGTGTGAGCCTTTCCTTGAGATTTAGTATGATATTGCCATTAGCGTCATAAGCTAATACATGCGGTTCCATAATACCTCCTACCAGCATCCAAGTTTAATCCTAGGGTTGTTATCGTCATCAAAACCTGTAATAAGATTATCTTGAATCTCAACACGAGCTCCGGTCTCTTTCGAACGAAGTAGCCCGATTGTACCGGATACTGCCGATAGATTATCAACATGTAATTTATCGGCAGAAACTGCGTTAGCTTGAATCATCTTATTAACAATGACGTTATCATCGAACTTAGTTGCTCCAGTGATGTGAATCAATTTTCCTGCAATGTATACCCCGGACTGACTGAGGTTAATGCGAGATACCAACTCACCACCATCAATCTCGCCAATACTTTTTTTAACTTGTAAATCGATGCTTCCAGCTAACTCAGTAATGCGAGATTCCATATGTGACGCCAAATTCGTAATTCTTCTGGTGGTCTCTTCAGAATTCGTATTGAATTTCTTATCAAGCTCCTTAATTCGCTCATCAACTTTATTCAGCCCGAGAGACTCAAGGTCTAGCAAGCTCGCATCAATTTGTGTCTTAATCACGACTTGCTTCTCGTTAACGAGTCCATCTCCGAACACATCCACAAACGAGCAACGTATCCGGTATATTCCGGCTGAGTTCGAATATGTCAGCATGGTGCTAGTAGTTTCAAAATCATCAGTGCGTTCATCTCCGATCACGTGGCATCTGATTGCGTATGCTTGTGCCGGCTTAGTTGAGAAATAAAGATTAAATCCCCCTAACTGATTTTTTACTACAAGATCAGGCGCGGCCAACTGCGGAACGTTATACTCGTACGTTGCTGCAGTCGAGTATTTGCCCAACGTGCTGCGCGCATATAAATAAACAGTATCCGCTCGTTTAGATAGGGTAAGTACCGCAGATGTACCTTTAACCCTTGCCAATAAAGCATTCGTATCTTTACCAGGATTATTATCAGTTCGTAATTCGTAATAGTCGACGTCAGCATTCAACACCTCATCCCATGATGCCGTGGCATTTCTACTGAACGTGATACCGAAATTACTAGGCATATCAGGTATCGCATCCATCGGTTTGACTATCACATCAACCATTTGGGCTGTTTCTGCCCTGTTACCAAATCGGTCAACGGATATGGCTTTGATTCGATACTCCTCACCTGGGCCTAATGATTTGATAATAACCTGACTATTACTACTGCCAGCATACTGCCATTCTTGCCCCGTTACAGGTTTTCCACTTTTCGACTTTAAGAGATACCAAACCTCTGCCACATCGAAGTTAGCAGGATTACTAGGCGGGTCAAATAGTACTTGTAAGTCATAGTAAACACTTTTATCGGCCGTTTGATTGTACCGACTTAGAACACGTAAATTCTGAACATCCTCTGGTGTCTGCATCTTAGGTATGGCTATGGATTTTGTCGCGCCAGTAGTCAGCTGACCTAATTCATTAATAGCCTGTACACGTACCTCATAGGTTGCGCCTAGCAGCACATCAGATATTGTGGTAGTATTTGTGGATGCTGGGTAGTTTCCGATATACGTCCATGTATCGCTCTTTACGTTTCGATAATTCACGACTACGTTTGAAACTTTTCCATCGCGAGGTAACTGCCATGTTACACCTATACGTGAGTACATGATGCCGTTAGCACCGTATACATCACTCACTAATCCTACTGATTGAATATCAGATGCACCGTGATTCGTATAATCAATACTTGGCACCGTGCCATCATCTGATACATAGAGTTCTGGATAGTATTCCATGCATTGGATCTTACGAGTCATTTCTGATAATGTTTTCGTAATGGCTAATACACGAAATGGCTTAGCCGATTTGGAGACCTCTCCGAATGCATATACCGCATCAGGCTGTACCGGTATAGCCTCTTTAACAATCACATTGAGACCTGATACATTTACTACGTTAAACGTAGAGACGATATCCGTAGAGTTGCTACGAATTAGCAACTGATAATTCTTCCCTGGTTGTACCGACACTTCCTTGTCAAGTGTAATCGTCTGGCCACTTACCGCAACCACACGACCGCCCTCGCCCCATTCAGGTATGTCGTGCTGAATTAAAATAATATCTCCTACCGTGCACGCTATGGCATCCGTAAACGCCTCTATTGTCACAGTACGTATTTCATATTTATTGCATCGCAAGAAATGCTTACCGTGTTTATAGGCCTGCTCAAGACTGGTGCACCCCATGAGTTCAACTTGTGCCGGATTTGTTAGTGTATCCGACTCGTCGTAAGTGTCACCGTATACTGGAATGACGTCTCGCTCATAATCCTTATCCTTGTTAAGGAACGATATTTCAACAGAGTTAGCCCTAGCCTCCACACCTTGAAACTCTTCAGTAAAGCTGCCGTGTTTGATATTGGCTACAGTAAACAACTGTACCGGTGTGGATTGATAATCACTAACACATGTGAACCTGGTTCCTACAGGAATTACTTTTCCTCGACCTACTGCTTCTGGATACTTTAACGCATCCCATAATCGCATAGCGGTGTCGTATATATAGTTGAACGTAAACCCATTTGTTTTGCACTTATCTGCCCATGCCTTAAATGCGTTATAGTCAAGGCGCATATGGGGCTGTCCGAATACAATATATTCACCACCAATCTTACGGCAGATGTGGATTAAATCATAAGCGGCCCAAGCCGGATTATCAGCTGGTTGTGCTTCGTACTTATTGATATACGGATTGAACACATACACCTCTGAGCGCTCTTGAATCCATGTCACTTTTGGATCAGTTCCGCTTAGTTGGGATGTAGCCAAAGCCTTAATTCCAATGAGGGCTTTCCCCGGATGCACAAAATCATCATAAATAATTTGGGTTAGCTGCACCCAGTAGACCTTATTGACATGGCGCAAGCTTTTCCCATCTTTCGCACTGCAGCGCATGCGGATTTCATAACGCGCCTTTTCGAGATTGTCAAAGCGAAATACACGATAAAACGCATTATTTGTCGCCTCTTCAATTCGGCCTGCGTAATCAGCTGTATTTGTCACGCTATTATCTGACTTAATAAAGTTCCATGCATCACGGCGCTTAATATGGCCGGCCATACCCTTTTGATTTGCTAAAGGTAATGCCTGCCAGGACTCATCCCCTACTTTACGAATTTCTGCTTTCAACGTGACAGACGTACGGTCAGCGCCGCCGCTATCATTTGAATAATATAATCCGTTTGGAAATCCAACAGTTAACTCTATCGCGTCACACGCATCGCCTTGTACCTGTTGCGTATTCCATGATTCAGTCAATTCATAGTTTAGGGATTGATCCGCAAAGTTATCATTGAAATTTGGGATAACTGTTTGGTCATTTGTGCCCTTTCTGATATCCACCTGCACATCTTTATAATTACTGATTGGGTTAGCATTAATACGAATATCTTCTATTTTTGATAATTCACCCTCACCAGCACAGTATAAAAGGTTAAGATATTGCTTTTCACCATCACTAATTACATGGCGGGATAATAATAACCCAGCGCTTTTCATTCGGCCATACGTCACGGCTAAAGGGTAGCCCTGCCCAGTAACAGTTTCGGTACCTCCCCAGCCATATGTATTTGACTGTTCGGAATTCGAACGGTCAACTTTAGGAGCAGTTAACTTTGAGACAATAGCATTACCTATCATCCCTACCGACATAGCGATGACTGACCGCCAAATCAAGCTTTGGATACCAAAGATAGCACCTGAAGCAATACCACCGGTAAATACTGCCAACCCTATTGATAGAAGAACACCAAAGAATTTGCCCTCAACTCGAGGCATTACTACAATGTAGTCTTCATCGTTTACAACTGTATCCGGCGCCGCCTCATGTCCATTTACTGAATACGCCCATTCCCCAGGTGCGCTGAAGTAATAGCTGATAGACTTGCCCTGTTTAAATGGCAAATATTTTGTATCCCGTTGCTCTGGCTTGAACGGATTATTTACAATAATTACGTTAACCATCTGCTACTCCTTCCTTTCATAAATGTGTTTCAATCGAGGCACGTACTTTGATATATGTTCTATACAGGTGCCGCTGTGTTCAGTAGCGTGTATGAATTTACCTTCACCAAGATATACTCCTACGTGATCGAGATTTTTACCGTATAGCGCAAACACCAAAACGCTCCCTGGCATTGGCTCACGAATCTCGCGCCATTCATCCATTTGGATTTGGGTATATTCGGGTAGTGGTATTCCACTACGCCGATATACCTCAACAACTACATCCCAGCATTTCATTTCCGAGAATGGGGTACCTATCATATCAGTCAAGTCACTTATTGGATGCATACAGTCCTCCTTGCGGGATAGTAGGTTCTCCACCAAATCGTGTACTGTTCCCCAATTCACGACAGCGAGCTAGGGTTTTATTGCACTGATTTTCCCGACCCTTATATCCACACTGAACGCCTTTAAACTTGAACGGACAGAAATCCTTCATCACACGGATTAATGGGAATCGTCGAGTAAAACTAAAGTCAGTCCCTAGTGTAAACTCCATCCATTCGGCATTTGCATGAGTTCCTGTAATTACGAAATGCTCCTCTTGCTCGCACACATCAGGTATGTTCGTATTCACTACACGAATGATGACATTGGCTCCAGTGAATCCATTATTAGACTCTGCCATACGCTGGATTGTTCGAGTCACGTTAGATACAGATAACTTAATATTAGGCAAATCTGTTGCATTCTCTGTGACATCTTGAATGGTAAACGGAAATGCGATATAAGTATTACCTTGAAATTGGATATTCTCCGTATTGTATACCAATCGAATCGTATCCCCTTTATAAGATATTTCTAACAGCATTAACCACACACCGGTGGCCGATATTTGGTTTTTCTCTAAAATCGATGCCGTTGAGAGCGGTAACATGTTATACCTCCTGTAATTTCACGGTTCCCATCCACACTCCGTAGTCATTCGCCGCAAAGTCTAATTGGTCAGCGAATCGTACATTTAGTGTTTCCCGTGTTTCCGGATGAACCCAAGCGAATATACCGGAGCAGTTGACTTCATCGAAGAATGACCGAAGTTTATAGTAATCAGCTGTTGGCAACTTGTACCCTACGGAATATGTCCGCCGGGTCTTTGTCGTCTTCTTCCTGGTAATTAGCGTCATGTTTTCAACTTGGCCTTTATACGAAATATCTGGAGTAGTCTCCTGAATTGGATATATTGGCCATCGAATATCTGGAAATACTGCCATAGTTATACTGCGGATGCCTTGATGGCGTCACGCATACCTCCTTTGTTTGATTCCATAGCACGAACTACTACGTCGATAACATAATTCTCGCCGTCAAATCGAGAGTTCTGTTGCTTGCTTTCGAGTTCTTGACCAGACTGATTGACGATATTAACAACTACATTGTTGCTTGTAGCGCCGCCCATCAATCTACGAGTTTCACTTGCCGTGTAAATACGATGGGATCCAGAGGACTGTAATAGTTCCGGTCCGTTTTCACCAACCAACATAAGCCCTGGATTCGTTTTCCCTCCGGCAGCGAATCGATTACCGGTAAATGCAGAACTAAACGAACTACCACCGGCAAAGGACGATGTCCCTTTTGCAGCACCTAGTGAGCCAATACCACTTACTGCACCACCAAATAATCCTTGCAACTTAGGCATGATGTATTGTTGGAACGTTAACTGAATCATCATCTTAATAATGGCATTTGTCATATCCTTGAATATGTCCTTAATGCCTTTACTGAATGACTTCGTTCCTGTTGCCATAGCCTCGAGATTATTTGTCCATGCTGAGTTGATAGAGCTCATCGTACTATCAAAAGTCGATTTAGCTAAATCAGCATAATTGGTAGTCTCTTGCTTATATTGACGTGCAGCTTCTTGTAGACTTGTTTTCAAACTGCGACCTGCGAGTTCCCATAGTTTTTGTTGAGACTCTAATAGGTTCTTTTCAATCTGCAGTCTTTGCGTAGCCGTTAACTGGGCCTCATTGACTTCACTCCGTGCATAGTCAATATAGGTCTTTAACTCTTCAGCAAGTAGTGCGTCCGCATCACTGCGAGACAATCGGCCTAATGTAACCATATTAGTTAAGTGGTCAATATTTTCACTTGTTTGAGTGTAGGCTAACTCTCTGATTTTCTGCTCAGTATCAGACGCCACTTTTAGTCGCTCTGCTTGAGCTTTCTTTTCAGCGAGTTCCTTATCGCCTACCGCTTTTGTGTACTCACGAACATTATCATCAATTTGCGCTTTTTGTGCTTCAGCTTCAGCTTTGAGTAATTGTAAGCGGTCGCCTGTGCGTTCGAGATCAAGTTTCTTAATATCCTCGTTCATCTTGCGAACACGGATAGTCTGATTTCGTTGTGCTTCGGCTAATCTCTTTTGATACAGCTCTTCGTTTTTAGCACGAACGGAAGCAGTTAGGTCAGACTCAGCTAGTTTCTTAGCATTTTCTGCACTGCCGACAGAATCAGCAGTGGCGCTTGATGCAGCACCTGCATACTTAGCTGTGTCAATATATCCTGTAATGGCCCCAAAATCTGCGGTTACAGATGGCTTAGCGACCACTCCATTTGTATTAGCACCAGTATAGCCTCCGTTCCCGTCACTAATAACAATGTGTTCATCACCAAGTACAACCACACCATCGCCGGCTTTAGGAATGTATCCGTCACCTTCTGGGTGCCAAGCCCCTACAGCAGCAGCCGCTTGCCATAGCTTATCGACTCGACGGGGTACGTCCGCCCCTAGTGACTGCTTAACCGCATCAGAGAATAACTTTCCGCAATCTGTTGCCCAGGTACCATCTGCTCCTAGCTTGTATGCCTTGCCTAATTGCTCATTAGCTGCGTCTAGTACACCTGCGGCTTGTCCTATAGTGCCACTATTCACACCTGAAACAGAGCGGATAATATCACGAATATTTTTTTCGTTTGACTCAAACTGGTTCTTAGCAGTTAGCTTATCGATTTCGTATTGACTGCCATCGATTTGCAGACTTTGCAAAGTAAGGGACCGATACAAGTCGGCCATGCGTTCCACAGCACTCGTCAATTTCTCAGCCGCTTGCTGTGCTTTCTTCGCCGCCTGTTCTTGGGCTTTGGCTGCTTTTGCTGCTTCCTCATTTGCCTTATTGATAGCTTCGGTATTCGTTAATCCGCCATTAGCAAGGTCCTCTTTTGCTTTTGCGAGTTCCTCATCGAGTTTCGCTTTTGCAGCATCAGCTTCTTCTTTTTGCTTTAATGCCGCATCGATTCTAGCGCCTTCTTCTTTTGTAGCTAAGCGGTCATTCTTTACAAGACCAAGCCACGCGCTATCCTCAATCCAATATCGAGTATCATGACTGTCCTTATAGGCCTGGTTCATACCAGCAGTGGAATTAGTATTCTTATGAATACGCTTCCCGTCAACATCTACCCCCATATAAGAGCCGGATGTTTTTTCGTTGTATCGAAAATCAAGCAACGCTTTTCCGGCAAGCCCTATTACTGTAGCTAATGTTACCCAAGGACCCGCAGCGGCAAGTGTGGCCAGTCGCATAAATCCAAGTGCGCTAGTTAGTGATCGCATGACTATAATCACCGCGCCTGCTTCTGCACCGAATTTGACGATACCTCCGATAGCTTCCTTCTGCTCGGCGGTCATTGTCTCGAATTCTTTAGCTACATCCAATACGCCTTTTGCGTAGTCGTTAAATACAGGAACTAACTCATGGCCGATAGATACTGCCAGGCGTTTTCCGGTATTTTCTAAATCTTTTAACTCCCGATTTAGCTTTGCGGACTTAGCTGCAGTCTCATCGTCAATGATAAGACCCATTGCTTTGGCACGTTCAGCCACCTTGTCCATCTGTTCAGCGGACATGTTGAGCATGGCGTGCATCTGATACCCGGTACGTCCAAAGAGTTCCATTTCGACACGAGTCTTTTCAGCCCCGTCCTTCATACCCCTTAGACGTTCCTGTATCATCTTGAATACTTCAACGGTATTCTTGCCTTGGATATCTTCAAGTGTGTAGCCTAATTTACTGAATATATCAGTACCAAGTTTCCCCTCTGCCCGAGCGACTTCCATTTTCTCTTTGGCCGCTCCGACGTTCTTAGAGAACTTAGCAAATGCACCAGCACTATCCTCCATAGCTATGCCCATATAATTGGCCACTGCTAATAGTTCACTGGTTTCTTTTGCCGTAGCACCGGTAATGCCTGATAACTTCTTAACGGCTACATCCCATTGAATTGCCTCTTTGGCCAATTTGGCGCCGATGCCTACAACACCAACACCAGCACCTATCGCCATGAGATCATTCTTCATTTTGCCAAGGGCGGATTTGGCGCCTTCGGCACTTGCCGTAATTTTCTTGAGTCCTGCTTCCGTATTCTTATCGGTCAGCTGAACGACAATATCAATTAAATTATTGGCCATTCTTGTGCGCCACCTCCAATTCTTTGGCTTCTAGCAATATGAGTAAATCAATAAGATGCGGCAGTGGTTCGATGTTGTAAGCCCTCGCCACTTCTAACACCGCAGGCATATCGAATCCTGCAATGCCACCTGGATGCCAACGTCGCTGCATTCGGCTGGCATTGTATACTCGCATTGCCTGTCTCGTTCCATCTAGTTGATGCGGGGAATTAAACTCACACTCCGAACAGTCAAAATGCTGTTTGGTCTCGCGTTGCATCTTGATACAATCAGAGCAGTATTTCGGCTTATCGGAGTTGAGCCAACTCCACGCATCAATTAGTTTTTTTCGATTTCAGCCTTTTTTTCATTAGTGAAACGCATAGTTTCAATTGCTAATTCCATAACGCCATCGTTTGGTGCTTCTGCGATTTCACTATCAGACATCTTATACACATTTTTCATAATCCATTCGGCTAAATCGCGATACCACAATAATTTAGCCGGTTCAGAAGTTTCTTCCGGAAGAGGTGTGTATAACGGATCTAATTCAGCCTTAATCAATTCGCTACGCTCAGCAAATGTTAAACCCCTTACTTGAATATCTTCAAATGCCATATGGGCACCTCCTAGTATTGTTCTTGATTATTAACTAATGTAATGATGGATGCGGAACGACCAGCATCTGCACGATAGTATGCTTTAAACGGCAATTCAATATTAACGCCACGAGGGCCGTCGATACCTGGAGATTGTCGTTCGTACACAAGTTCAGGCAACTTGAATGTAAGCGACCAGTCATCTTGCGTAAGTTGTAATTCCAAGCTAGATTCCGTACCGTTAACCGCTTTGTTTAAAAGGTCTTTGTTTTGGAAGAATGCTTTAATCGTTCCGGAGATTGAAACAATACCTGGGTCGATATACGTTCTAAAACCTTTACCACCGATAGCGTAAGAGTCGCCGTCCAATCCAAAATCAAAGTTGATATCACAACTTAGGATATTGGCCACAGTGACGCCGCCCTCTTTAATGGTTGCGTTAAGATTTTGGAACGGTAAAAAATTTACCGCCTTAGCTGCAGCATCAAATGTAGTGGCCGCTAATGTTTCCTTACAGCCCATTACGTCGATGGATGCTGTAAGTTCGGAGTCGCCGCCGAATTTAAAACCTAATTTACTAATTCGCACGCCTGCAAACTGCTGGAATACGTTAACATCAGGGTACCCCTGTTCAATAGTTAGAGACGGCATTGTGTTGCCGATTTTAAATATGTGCTCAGACTTCTTATTTGGTGCTTGACCAGTTGTATTAGAAGTCGGTTGCCCGAATGCAGCTTTTAGCCAGTATCCGATGTCAATAACACCAACAGGAACGGTCAAACTACCGGACGTGTCGATATTGCCACGGAATGGCGCTGCGGGATTACGATCACCGCGAATCACAGTTGAATCGTTTAAGTTCTGACTAGCTTTTACGGAGCTAGATATGATTGGCGTGATTACACCGCCAGTCGTTGGCGTTGTACCAAAATCCGCCTCAAACGCAATCGCCACATGGGACTGAGAACCCTGTGCACGTTTTGCTGTTGCCATATGCATTTCCTCCTTTAATATTCAATATTCCCGCCGATTACATGCGGAATTTCTATAGTAGCTGTTAAACGTCCGGTGAACACCGGACGCCAATTCATTGAGTCTAATTCATAATCAATGCCGATTACCGGAAACGCCGGATTCACCTTACAAATGCATTCGATGATTAACTGTCCTAGGTTATCCGATTCAAGCGCTCCGTCGTATCGAATAATATTCTTAACGCGCGTTGCACCTTGACGAACAATGCCCCAAACGATCATTAATGAATACGTGTAGGTATCAGCAAGCCCTTCGTTCTTATTACTTGGCAGTAATATGATGCAAGGGCAATCTTCTTCAAGCGGTGCTTCAACATCGTCGTAGCCGACATACAGTTGTGCTGGCTTTCCGTATTTTTCATTACAAAATTTAGTCAACGCTTCATCATTCGCTAGGGCTTCAGCCCAACGCTCAACGATGCGCGACAGTGGAATTGTCTGTTGCATCAAATCACCTTACCTTGTAATTACGTCGAGACGCGGATTGTGCCGCCGGTCCATAAATAGCGTAGTCGCCTATCTTATCCTCAATATAAGGTTTAAGCTTAGGCTGTAACGCAGCTTTCATAGGACCATAAGTATGACGCGGCTGAATTTTGAACATCGATTTTCCTTTAGGTAACGGTACACCTGCAGCAAATAACTTCTTGCGCATAGGCTCTGTAATCTGCTTAGTGTACCCCTCTTCAATTCGTTCACCCAACCGTTTTGCCGAATTGGATAACCACCCAACTCGGACGGATTGTTTGCCCTTGTCATATTGATATCCGACTGCATTCGATAGCTTACCTAGAGGACTATATCCGATTGTCCTGGCGCTAATGCCCATATCAAGTAAGGCATTTCGCGATTTAGAGCCCCAGGCTTCTCGTTCTGCACGTCCTCCGCTTTGGTATGCTTTGCGAAGTTTAGCACCAAATGCTGACTCAAATGCAGCCCGGCGAGCCGGCGCCATGAAATTGGGATATCTACGTCCACCAGGTGCCCCCGACCGAATGCCCTGCTTAATTTCCTTTTGCATCATCCAACCTGTTGACTTTAATGCCTTACGCATCCAGTCCGGTTTTGTTTCTGCAATGAAATTAAGATACGGAGTGGCTGTGTCTGTAATCGTAATAGGTTCATTACTCATTACGGTCTCACCGCCCTTACGTTATGCACGATTTCAAGACAATACATCGTGCCATCAAAGTTGGAAATGTGATCAACGTACCATTTCTCGCCATTGATATACACTTCGTCTTTTGATCGTGGTTCAGGAACATCCTTAGCACGCACCCAAATCTGAGCTTTATCAGCTAATGCTTTATCAACGAATCCGGAACCTTTGCCATCATATTCGCCAATCTCCACGCTAGCTTTTATGGACTGGCCCTTGTAAGTAATCTTTTCGCCAAATACAGAAAGCAGTACATTAGGCTTATATCCTAATTTCATAGTGCATTACCTCCTATGGAGTAGGCGGGCGTATGCCCGCCCTTATATTACTTTACTTTTCTACATTAGGTATAAGTGCGACTTCCAACACTGTAGTACCTGGGCGTTTTTCTGTGAGAGCCACGCCTAATACTGGGTTAGTATCCACATTAGATGCTCGCTTTTGATCTTTGTCGAAATACACGGTATCGCCTACCGTAAAAGAATCAGATGTTAATGCCGCTACTTCAAAGCAACCAGTTACCTTAACTGCACCGATTGTATTGGGACCAATGTTTGTAATTGCCACACCGTGCATTTTACCGATAGGCACAATGTCCCCTACTTCAATCATTTCGGATGTTGTATTTTTAAAATCGACGCGGTCTAGTTCTTGAATGAATTTAGCCATATCTATTTACCTCCTAATCAATTACTAATTATTTACCAGGATTTTTGTACAAGCCGCGGAAGTCGATTGCTGTTGCGTTGCAATCGATTGCTACTTTGTACTCGATGCCGTCAACCTTGAAACCCGTTTGTGATTCGATTCGAGGCGTTTCAACACCATTTAAGTACGTTACTTCGATAGTTTGAACATCTGTAGGACGAGATGCCAAATACCAAGCATGCGGATCCGTTAATGCCGCATCTACGACGATAGTGAATCGACCACTGAATGGGTTGACTGTATCATTGCTACGAGCAGGGTCTACCACAGATTTAACTACTTGATATGCTAATGCTTCGAGCTCAGGTGGAACAATCAAATATGTAGGTGAGATATTCAAATTGCGATTTTCACCAATATGTTTTTGACGACGCATAGCCGCTACACCTGCAGCTAAAGATACAACACTTAACTCGGAGCCTGTAGTTGCAAAGTTCTTACGGTCTGCACTAAATAAGGCCTTTCCGTCTTCTAACACAGTATTGCCGCTTAAAAGGTCATATACCATGTTATTGATTTTATTTTTTGCTGCACGACCGAATTTAGAAGAAATATCGTTAAATACACCCAAATCGTCATTAATAATAGCTTGTCGTGTTAAGCTGAACGTACGTCCAAATGTCAATACACTAACATTCGTACCTGCTTCGCTCATTTGGGAATCCTTGAATTGTCCGCCCTCAGGGACAAGTTTCAATTCAGCTGCTTCGGAAAGTAAAAAACGTTTTGCAGGTTTGAAGTCACGATTACTGCCTTTCCCCGCCCAAGTTGCAAATGTAGATGGTGCTGTTTCATAACCTTGCATCAAGGCTTTATTTGCTACATTAGACAACGCGATTGGGAAAGAGGATGTGGAGTTGATAGCTTCACGAGCTAATTCCAATCGATCGGAGTAATTAACAGTTAGACCTTCACGAACTATAGACTCACGTGCTAATTCCATCAAGGACATAGAACGAAGTTCATTCGCGCCTGGTGCAGGATTTGCAACGGGGATGCCAATAGACATCATCAAAGCGTCCTGCATAGCCATGCGGAACTTATCAGAATCTGCTTCGCCGACTTTAACAGATACTGGTTTATTGCGTTCACGCAACGCATCCATTACAGCCTCACGAACTTCGGCAACAGATTTGCCAGATTTGATGAATTCATCTACACCATCAACTTCAAAGTCACGGCACAAACTTGTGATTGTAGATACGCGTTCACGTTCTGCCGCAATCAACTTTTTAGCATCATCTGCATTAAAACCTTTAACTCCGGACTCTGGTACTTCCGGTACTACTTGTGGCACGTTTTGCTCAGTGCCTTTTGCTTTTGCATCACCTTTCATAGGTTCCTCCTCATTATCATCTACACTTCTGCCTACCCCTACACTTGGATCCGCAGGGACGGACACAATACTAATTTCCAACGGCTCCCAGTCTGTGATTACATACGCTGGGCCAGTAAACCGACCATTGGAGCTTTTAGAATCGGAATCAATTAATTCCTCGTATCGGCTTATGGAATATCCGACACTCACGCCCTGTAGCGTGCCTTTTAACACTTTTTGATAAATCTTTTCGGATTCATCGTCTTCATCAAATCGAACAATCGCTTTGCCACGATTGTCTTCAATCCACACATTCTCGATGTGTCCGACTACGGCATCACGATCATGATTGAATAACACTGTGCCTAAACCGTTATTAAATCGGTCTAGGTTAATGCATCCGTCGTCATGACACAATATCTCTGTTCCGAACCATCTTTCATATGGCTCTTCAGAGGAAAATGACAATTCGACGGTACGATCATCGTTCGCTTCGATATTTGTAATTTGCGCCTCTCGGGCATATTTACCTAAGAGCTGCTTTTTTGCAAATTTCCCCACTAGCTATCATCTCCTTTCATATCAGTGGCGTTATCATCCGCTAGATTCGTTATGTCCCCATTCATATCAAGGGCAACACCCAATTCCTTAATGCGGTCCTGTTCCAGCTTCCGCTGTTCAAGCACTTCTTCCCAGTCCTTACCAGATGCACTACATACGTCCTCGAGCGTTGTGAGTCCTGCCTTAATGGCTTCCTTGTTAGCATTAACTTCCTTAACTGGGTCAATCCAAGACCAGCCTGGAGCTAACCACGCTACTTTCTTATAAAGTTTTGGGTTTGCTGCATAGTCATTGGCCGGGATAATTCCCTTTAGGTAGCATGCTTCAATGAAAGCCCGCCATACAGGCATACAAAAATGCTCAATTATAAAACGCTGCATCTGCTTGAATGATTGCTGGTCCTCCAGCATATTCTGCCGAGCTGCGGAGAAGTTACCACTAATATTGCGCGTTACTATGTCCGCGCTTAGACCCATGCCTGACGCTATGCGTCTTGTTTGAGTCGCCGAGTATTCTGATGCGGTTCCTGCATTTCGCTTAGGCTCCGCAAACGAAATAGATTCACCTGCACGTAGATGCTGGATAATGCCTGGTGCCATTGAACGAACTTTCTTGCCCTTACTGTCAATCTTATTTGCAACCATCGGGGCACTCCCAGTACTACTCGTCACAAACGCGCCGAAACATGCTGCTACACGAGCCGCTATAAGGTCGGCATCCATGTATTCATCTACATCATGAATACGCTTCAATACGAGGGCTAACATACTAACTCCGCGCAGTTCACTAGGCCTACGCGGTTTATGTAATAGGAAAGCTCTGTTACTTGGTAATCGTGCTTCATTAAACGACCGTATTCCTAACGGGTCCGTTTGGAATACATGATATGCTATTGGTCTTCCGTATTTATTAACTTCTACGCCATTAACAATACTGTTGCCATTCTCGCTTACCGATACAGCTCCGATATTCTCGCCCTCGATAAGCTGTAAGGATAGCGGGATATCTGTACCTTCGGAGGTCATATTGATTAGGATTTCCCCGTCATAGACCATTCGGCGCAAAGCCATTTCCTGCAATTCGTAGAACGTAGATATTCCTCGGATATCCGCGTTCTCTTTATCCACCCAGTCAGCCCAAGCCTCCTCAATTTTCTTATTGAGTCTTTCATTCAGCTTTCCTGCGCGGGTCTTGATTTTGCACTGCGGTTTTATACCGGTACCTACTACGTTCCGTAGTAATGCCAATACAACACTTTCAGCGAGGTCACTATTAAGTTCTGCTGCACGTGCACGCCCTCTAATCAAATCTCGTTGACCAGACGCCACCTGTTCAGCTGTACCAAATACAGGCATCCAGTCGCCACTTAATCTGTCTGTTGACGCCGCATCATATCCACGTTCAAGCGAACTGCGGAAATATGCTCTGCGGGCGGCTCGTTCTGGATTGAAATAAGCTATTACCTTATCAAGAATATTCATCGTCGCTCCCATGACACGTAGGATGTCGTGCTATTACATTCCTCATCATCAACGCGAGCCATTAACTCACGCTCACGGGCATATAATGTCGGCAGATCATGCGTCTTAAATCGCTTACCGCCTACAGACATCTCGGCATATCCGTTCGTCTCAATTTCCTCGATTATCGTTCGAATACGCTCCAAGTCTTCTCTTGCGCTCATGGTCTCACCTCCTTCTTAGCTAAACCAACCTCTACTATCTGCATTAAAGTCTTCGTCATCCGTATCGTCTTCCTCCTCATCAGTATCCAGATCATATTCGGGTAAGTATTTAACACCTACCGAATCCGCCACCATGGCGTTGTATACACACGTATCCAACAAGTGATTTGTTGGATGACTGGTTAATGGTTTCCATTGCACTGTAACTGCACCGGTCTTCACGTTTCGGATTTCTTGCTTTTCCTCCGACCGGAGATGCTCCGAATACTCCTCAGGGCAATCCTTAAATAGATGGATTGTACCAGGCTCATTGGCCGGGCGTACCATACGTGCAAATATAAAGTCCTTCCAATAGTCGGTATTTACTACGTACAGCTTCATGCCGCCGATGACGCCCTTCTCGATGCTGCTCATCTTATACGGCGGAGCTAGAGGACTATGCGACGAATCACCTTTAACTGGCACACATACTTCTGGGTACTGCGCACAGTACTGATATACTTCGTCTGTTCGGTAGCCGCTATCAATACCGGCCCTCACAATCTTACGAGCCTCGCCATACTCTGATGGATATTCTCTATCAATAAGTATCTCGGTTAAATCTGTCCAACTACTTGCTTGACCATAATCGACTAAGTAGCTTGATACACCATGAGCGTAGGCTCTAACCTCCCACCAGAAATGATCTTGCTGTACGTCGACGGACGCAATAAGTAATGGTGCGTGCTGCGGCACAACACCACGAGGGACTTCTGATTGCGTAAATACGAGGTTCTGCGTGCTTTTAGTTTTTGCAGATTTCCACGGTTCTGCTAACCACGAGTTGATAAAGTTCATCAACTCGCTTGGCGTATTCTTCGATTTGACAAACTCATACGCTACATCCCCGAATGTGACCCATGGAGAATAAAGGGATGACAGATGATAGGCTACCGACCGGACAACTCGAAACTGTGATTCATTCACCGCCCGCCATTCACCTTGCCGGAGCATATCCATCTTGTGCTTATCATCAATACGGTGCTTACAATGTTCGCACTCATAATATGCGGTATCACGTATCATATCCGCATTGCCATGGTGTTCCTCCGGCCATTTTATCTGTTTGAATTTGAGGGTCTGCGACACCCCGCAATGCGGACATGGCACGTAATACTGCTTACGCTCATTTGCACCCATATAGGACTGCCAAATATTGCCATTCTCAATCGTAGGAGTTGATACCCTTACAATCTTCTTATCGACGAATGTCTTGGTACGTTCCTCAGCCAACTTAATCGGATTCGCTTCCTTACCGGAGAAAGCTGGATACTTATCAATTTCATCGAAGAATAAGTACTTAATTGACCGACTTGAAAGACCACTTGGTGAGTTCGCCCCAACAAGTACCATATAATTACCGTTGTTAAAATCTAACTCTAGCAATTTACTACTCTCATCGAACTTGTCGCTAATCGATTTGACAGATTTAATCATAGGCTGCACACGCTTATCACTAGCGAACTTAGCGATGGCATCTGTTGGGTATACCATCATGGTAGGAGATGATGTTTGATCTAGTGCATACCCTATCATGTTAAGTTCTGTTTCTGTCTTACCTAGCTGTGCACCAAAACATAATGAAATACTTTCAATAAGAGGGTCTGTGAATTTGTCCATAGGCTCCTTGAGATAAGGTGTACGCGCTGTACGCCATCGTCCAGGTTCGGCAGATACATTAGTCAGCACTCTGTACTTATCTGCCCATTCCGAAACGGTGTATCTTTCAGGTGGCTTGAATGCTTTCAGTTCCTCGGGGAACCAGTCAACCTTTGGTCTTTGCTTTTCCTGCGGCTTTGACTTTCGGCGTGTATTCGCCTTCGCGTGCGTAGCTTTCGAGGTATTCTTCGACAAGGCCATTCACCACCTTTTCTACACGAACACGTTCCTCAGGATCCGTGAATTCACTTCCGATACGCTTACCTAATTTGGTAAAAGATGCCTTTAATTCCAATATTCGGTTAGCCCATGCCTGCGCCACATCGGCACGAGGGACATATTCGCCATTTAGCACATCTAGCATTTTCTTTTCTCTTGCAGCCTTTGCTTCTTTATAATCTGCTTCAGCTTCTAACTTACGAGTTGATGCGGATTTGCTTTTAGCGTTATCGCCTTTTGCCTGCCCTAAATATACGAGGACTTCCCGGAGATTCCACCAACCTACAGAGGCTTTAGGCATCCCTGCTTTATGATGTCGAGAAATAATTTCCGGAGTGACCCGCAAGAGGTCACATAGTTGAGTGCTGGATACGAGCAGATTGCCCGCAGCATCAAATTTCACTCTGGGTTTTGTGTCCGCCATAGGTGTACTCCTTTCTTAAATCGTCTTTCTACATTCAACAGGAAAATTTTTCTCATAGAGAGAGGACCATCGCGCGGGGGCGACCAGCGGCCATTTTTCGCCCGCGGAGTACCTTTTCCAAATTTTTATTTTCTCAATTAGGAATTATCATTGATACTCAATAAAAAAGGGTAGACCTCAACTAAGTAAGGTCTACCCCGGGGCAGTGCAGCAGGCAGACATATTGTGCGGGCCAGACACTGCCTGCTATCTACTACAATTACATTATATTAAATTAAGAGTGTGCCATTCTATGCCATCTTTTCAAATTCAGCGATTGCTTTCTTGTGAAGTCTGTGAACTTGTCGCCACGAATACCCTAGTTCGACAGCTATCTGTTCCCATGGTAACGCATTAATGTATCTGAGATTCAATACATCCCTGTATTGTCCGTCAGTTATTTGGTTGATGACTTGCTTGACCTTGTTTCGAGAATCAATCAACTCATCCCATTCTCTGTTCAGTTCCTCCCTACATTCTTGTAAGTGCTTACTGATTCGTGGCATAGCATCTCCCGATTCACATATCTGTATAGCTTCTGAATGTAAATCTCGGTTAATCGCACCTAGCTGAATCTCCAATGCACGCATTCGCTGCTCAGTATGGCGGACAGCTTGTAGTTCTTCCTTAGCCATCATACGCGATAATCTCCATATTTACTGATAATCATCTGTGCTCGCAGTAATCCGTCAATGTATCCGCTTTCACGAATCCTATCATCTAGCATAGGTGATCTCAGTTGTCTATTACGGGCTCGTATGATAGCAAGACTTAAATCTGACTGTATGGCACCTACAATCACATCTGCCCTACTCCTACGCTTTTGCATCCTTTACCTCCATGCGTTCGACAATATCCTCGATGGCTTCTACCATGTCTACTTTGCATTGCTCGACAGCAGTGAACATCTCCTCACACATGGCGTATGCATCATCACTTAGGTCATCATCTAATCTCTCGGCAACATTATCCTTGAGATTATCTACAACCTTAACTATATCCATGACAAGATGATACGTGTCATCTAGATAGTGCCCTTTGTTAATTAGTAGTCGCTCGACTTTTGTCATGCTCTTCCCTCTTTGCAATTTCCCGATTTAGATACCATCGGGCTTTTTTCAAATCCTTAATAGCATCGTCCTTATGACCAGCTCGGGATACATACTTCACAACATTACCTAATCGATATCCTAGTTTCTTGTCTTCGATGTAATCGATAACCTCGATATCGCCTTGTGTATAATGGCTTGGGTGGTTTATATCATCGCGTTGATCAACTATGCGATTAGGAGATTTATCTGCTATAACTTTCTCTATTGTTAATCCTGATTGATTCGATACCTTCTGTAATCGTTTTAGATTTTCGTTAGCTGCCAAACGTTTTAAAGTTTCATTAGCTGATAACTTAATAGGTGGCGGCGGGGGATTATTGGGTCTCTCATACAATCTACCTGGGGTCAGCCCCAATGCAGCCATGTATTTTCGATTATCAAGATATTTATCAATGATATCTATAGCTTGAATAATCGTGTAACTCACTATTACCACGATGGCCCCGATTAATCCTGCCATTATAAATTGATCCATATTAATCATCCTTTCTGTATTTATCAATTCTCGCTTTTAAGCTTTGCAACACATATTCCTGCGCCCGGTCCTTTTGCGCTAGTGCATCCATCATATCTTCATCACGAGTTCCCTCACATATTAGATGATGGATAATTACCTTCTCCATTTGACCTTGGCGATGTAACCGCTTATTAGCTTGTTGATATAACTCAAGACTCCAGTTTAACCCGAACCATATTACGTGGTTACCGCCGTCCTGTAAGTTAAGCCCGTATGCCGTACTAGCCGGATGTGCTAATAGAATATCAATCTCTCCAGCATTCCACGCTATCTCATCATCGGCCCCCTTTAACTCACAGACTCGTAATTTAGTCTTAGCTAATGCTGCTTTTAACCGTTCACAGTCATGTTTAAAATTGTAAAACACTAATGCAGGCTTGCCGTTCAACTGTTCTACAAGTTCCATAAAAGCCTCAATTTTACAGCCATGTATCTCGTGAACATTCCTATCGCCATCATATACGGCGCCATTCGCTAACTGTTGTAGCTTTGTAGATAATGCTGCTGCACTCAAAGCTGTGATATCTTCGCCAGCTTCAATCAACTCTAATACAGATGTGCGTTCCATATCTTCGTATGCCTTTTTAGCTTTTGAATCTAACTGCACATATTTAATATCGTTGATGACTGGAGGTAGCTCCAAATAGTCACTGGCTTTCATGGATATACATAACCCAGATATTGCCGCCATGATACTGTCATTTGAATCGGATTTAGGTTTATAGGAGTACACCATTTCGCGTGACCTCTGATCGGGCTCGAAATAGTAATCTCTAAATCCTGTGTACGTTTTACCTAACGACTCGCCGCGGTCTAATAAATATACTTGCGCCCATAGGTCGATTAATCCATTAGGGGCTGGTGTACCGGTTAACAACACCATGCGCTTGATGTGGTTATGCATATAGGCTAATGATTTAAAGCGCTTAGCTGTGTGATTTTTAAAGGAACTAGATTCATCCACAACCACCATGTCAAACGGCCATGCATTCTTGTAGTAATCAACTAACCACGTTACATTCTCGCGATTAATGATGTAGATGTCGGCAGGTGTGTTTAAAGCCTTAATACGCTTTTTCAAGCTGCCTAATACAGTAGATATCCTTAATATACCTACGCCGTCCCATTTTCGTGCTTCGCGTTGCCATGTAGCCTCCGCCACTTTCTTAGGCGCTATGATTAGCACTTTACGGATGGCAAATCTGGAGTACTTCAATTCGTATATGGCAGATAACGTGATAATCGTTTTCCCTAAACCCATATCCAGGAATAGCCCTATCTTATTTTGATTAACGGTCTTGTCGATACAGTATCGCTGATACGCATGCGGAATAAACTGCATTACGCTTTCACCCCAAATTCTTTCGTGAATTGATCCAGATAACCAGCCACGGCATCTGCACCTTTTAATACAAATACTTTTTGATTTAGCTTTTGTAATTCACGGGCTTGGACTCCCTGCAATCGCGAAAGTACGCCTTTGGATGTCTTCAACTCTACGAAATGAATAACACCATTTGGCCATATGACGATTCGATCAGGCACACCGACATTACCAGGGGATATAAACTTATATGCTTTACCCCCCGAACGTTTGACGCCTTCGACTAATTTTCTCTCGATATCTTTTTCTAGCATTTCTCACCTCTGAAATTCTTAAACGTTAACATGTCTACATACGCGTATATGAGGGTTCAAATTAAGGCTGTAAAGGGCATATTTTTTCTTAAAACTCTTTGTTTTGATATTTACCAGTATATAATGTTAACAATGCTAACCAACCTATATGAATATAGATAAATACTGACTTTATGCGTTAACATAGTACGTTAACATTCTCCGAATTCGTTAACATTCTAATGTTAACGAAAATACTGAGAATGTTAACGCTTAATTGGGTATGTTAACACTAAAATTTCAGTTTTGACTCGTTGATTCTGAACCCTCTTTGATGTCCATATTCACCAAATCTCATTATCTGACTTCCCCCCATTGTGTACGGGGAGTCCGCCAGTATTTGATTAATTTCCCTGGTCTCGCTCTTCTTCATGCGACTTGGGTCGTTACCGAAACATTCCCACCATACCTCTGCCGCACAAATACGGTCACGATATACTAACTCTTGACCCTCGGCAGGTTTAGCATTCATGCTAAGATACGTCCTCCTGGCGCTCCGACTCATCACATTCCAATTTAAAGGCACTTTGATTAATAAAAACTCATTAATCAGTCCTGCTTTGGTATTTGATTCCATGTGTGCCTCTCTAGCCGCATCAGCCAGTTTTAGTACGTTCGGGTCATCCTCGATAATGAGGCTTTCCCCGCTTTTATACCGATACAAAGCCTCCGCCCATAACTGGTCTACTTCCCCCGGAAGATTAACGAATATATTCTTTCGTGGAGTCGTCATTTCAAGATCAATAGGCCAAAATCGGCGATTACCAGTGATATCTTTTAGGAATTCATATTGATTCGTACTACCAAAGAATACACACTGCCGTGGATATTCTTGTGTACGCCGGCCATAGGCTTGGCGAAATACATCTACTTGACGACTTAGGAATTGCTTAGACGCATTTTCTTCAGCCCTCGAATACCCCGCCATTTCACCGGCTTCTATGATCCATTTACCTTGAATACCTTCTGCAGCTTCCTTACCCTCAAAGGTATTTAAGCCGTCAGCGTACCACTTCTTGCCCATCGTGCGGATAAGGGTACTTTTACCAATACCCTGACCGCCAATAAGAATTGGCATCGTATCATACTTGCATCCAGGCTCAAACGCTCGCGCTACTGCCGCCGTAAATGACTTTCTAGCGGCTGCACGAGTATACACATTATCCTCAGCCCCTAAGTAGTCGATGAATATAGTATCCAATCGGGCAATACCGTCCCAGGATAACCCGTTAAGGTAATCTAGCACTTCATTAAATCCATTTTGCTCAGCACACATGATGAGGGCATCCATGATTTTATCTTTGCCGGTGATATCATATTTATTTTCTAGGTACCACCGTAAGCCCGCATCATCTGCGTCTGTCCATATGCGAAGTCCTGGTGTTGGGTTCCATGGTAGGGCTCCTTTTGCCACGTATCTCGAACCAAATCTATCATATGCAAGTCTACCGACAAGCGCCGGATCATGGTGCATGATTTTAAGCATGTTATCTAATGTGTTTTTAGGTCGACCATTTTCGTCGTACTTTAAAGTCGAACTTTTCATCCAGTCGACGTTCGTCAAAGCATTCGGGTCGAGGTCGGATGTCTCAGCGTGAGCCGATACGTCCGTGATAATATCAGCAAATACATTTGACGCCGATTCTCGGGCACGGGCCATGTTGAGTTCATTAACGACTACCGTATCTTGCATAGCTAGTTTAGACATAGCCATGTAAGATGGCAGCTTATGCCCAGGTGTCCCATCCTTAGCAGTCTCGTCTAAGCTGTGGAACTTATGCAACCGGATAAGGTCAAAGGCATTAACCAGTTGACCACTGCACGGGTCAGTATTATGGTGACTGAACAGAAATGTATCATCATCATAGATAACCGCCCCTGCTACCGTTGAGCCAGTAACGAACGTTAAGCGGTCCTCGCTGCCATCAACATCGACATATGCATGAGGTATGAATTTATCAATTGCCTCACGGATGCCATATATTCGACAAAAAGCACCTACAATACCGGGCTTTTCTCTTGGATCAGCTTGCTTTGCAAGTAGCTGCTTTTCATGCTGTGATGCTTCTTTACCGGGTACCTGTGGCCAAGAACGTACATCTCGCCAATCAGTATATTGGCTGAGCATACCGTCAGCAGATAAGAACGCCTTATCGCCTACGTAATATACATATTGCGCATCGTTCGGGCATGATGGCCAGTACATAAGCCGAGATGCCTCGAACGTAGTTCCATCCATCATACCAATGCCGATGAGCTCCGCCAGCTTACGAGCGATAGGCTCATACTCGTCAGGTGTCATCGTTCTATCAGTAGGGACGATGACACGTAACCGCGGACGATGCACAGTGTGAGAACGGGTTGAGTAGATAGCATAAGCCATACCAAGGCTGTCAATCGTGCGGGCGACGTTCTCAGTTTCCCCAGGCGATATGGCATCCATATCAAGGGTAATTAGATCACGCCCAGACACGTTGATAGCTTTACGTTGCAGACCGTTTAAAGTACCACCAACAAAGCCGCCTATGTCCTTTAACTTACTTTTCTCAGATTTTGGCAGTCTGTGGTACTCGTCCACAGTTTCTGTTGTACGAACGGGGATTTTGAGGCGTTCACAAAACTCGGACCACAACATCTCCGTACGGGTCCATTGCTTTGATGTGCGACTCGCACCGATACTGATGGTAATCAGTTTATCGTTTTGCAAGTGTATCCCCTCCTAATCTTTCATATAATAGCCGTTAGTGAATCCTGCTGATGATAATAGCAGTCCATCTGCCCAAGGTATGGCGATTGAAAATATAGCATTAACATCATCCAATGTTGATTCTTCGTTATCCTTGTTGATTTCAAGTACAGCTTCATCATGGATGTGCATGATAATTTGATATCCTACATCATCCAATCGGCGCAGCGTCAATGCTAAGCAATCGCGAGCGACTGCTTGTGTGATGTTTTCGACTAATTTGCCTCCATATGTGCTTTCAGTCACCCATGCGGCGTTTACCTTAGTCTTAAAATGTACAGCATCCTTACCGAATGCATTTTGCTTAATGCATGGACTAGGATAAAATAGCTTACGTCCGCTAGGTAGTTCAATCGTCATATATCGGTATCCATATATTGGATCAATTTCCAAACGAAACATAATGCCGTGGTCAAGGCCTATAGGATTCCCGGTAGTAACGGTGTACACGGCCGCATTTTCAACGGCATACCATAAATCTCGTATTCTAGGTGATGCGTTACGCCATAAATTTACGATTTCGGGTAATTCTTCCTCATGGAGCCCCATATCAAGAGCTCCCATGGCTTTTAATGCATTCACTCCGCCTTGATATCCGAGTGCCAATTCAGCGACTTTACCTTTTTGTCTAAGGTGCCCATTCTCGCCATGTTTAACAACGGGAACACCAAACATCGATGATGCGGAAGCACAGTATATATCTCCGCCCTCAGCGAATACTCGCTGCCGCCAATGTTCTCCCGATAGCCAAGCGATAACACGAGCCTCAATGGCCGAGAAGTCTGCCACACATAATGTATTGTCCTTTTCAGCAATAATTGAGGTACGAATTAATTGAGATAGCGTATCCGATACGTCACCATATAGAAGTTCTAACCCTTGACGGTTTTTGGTTTTAACGAGATGCCGAGCCGTGTCAAGGTTTTCGATGTAATTTCTCGGTAGGTTTTGCACCTGGATAAGACGACCCGCCCAGCGTCCGGTACGGTTAGCGCCGTAGAATTGCAACGTTCCTCTGAGACGAAGATCAGCGCCCATAGCGCCATCCATCATGGTGTATTTAGATACCGATGACTTTGCAAGTTTCTTTCGAATCATAAGCACTTTTGCGGCAACGTCATCCGCATCCATCAGAGCATCAGCCACAGTGTCCTTAGTTAACTTTTCAAGACTAACATTAGTATTATTGTTTAGCCAATCAAGTAATTGATTCCGGCTGTTAGGGTTACTAAGTCCCGTGATTTGGTAAGCCTCATTCATCAACATTTCTCGATTTTCCTCATCAATGTATAGTGCACCCTCAACCAATTCATGGTCAATGCGTACACCTCTACTATTGATTTGGATATCAAGATACCAATCTTTCCACGTATCATCAGGTACGGGGAATGAGGCTAATCTGTGATAACATTCCATCTCAGTGATAACGTCCTGGCGGTTGTACTCAATGAATGCATTCCACTTATCCATATCATGTCTAGGTAGATTACGGGTACGGCCCCCATTACGTTTAGTAGGCTTACACGGTGTACAAAAGTACTTGATAAGTGCTTTCCCCGATGTGTCCTTTTTCTTATCCTGAGGTAACCCCAGGGCCTTGCCGAGTAAGGCTAGGCCCATAGGATATCCTAGGTAGGCACCGTGAATCATCGTGCACTGCCACTGATCAACAGATGTGAGTAACCCTGCACGATTTAGACATGTAATTTCAAATTGTGCATTGTAAGCGTGCTTGATTACATCTGGGTTTAATAAATCACGAATTACACTGTCAGGAATTACTCCTCCCTGCGCTAAATCTACAACTTCAACAGGACCAAAGTCGTAGGAATACGCAAATAGTAATATGGCGAAATCAGGCGATTCAGTATATTTGTACACTCCGAATGAGATATCAGTCGATGAATATGTTTCTATATCAATACTTAGATGCCTCATATCAGGCACCTATTAGTAAGGTTGACCAGTTACAGGGTTAATCCCTACAGGAGCCTGTTGTACAGATTGCTGAGGTGTCGTAGCATATGCCGGTTGTACATAACCCTGTTGAGCGGCTTGTTGTTGCACAGGTTGACCTGCTGCCACTGGAGCACCGGTATAAACATTAGCCGCACTACCTTGAGGTGCACCAAATACAGAGGATGCTGCAACAGGCATGCTGCCCAACGCTTCACCATCGCGTACTTTTTGAACAGGGCCCAAACCACATCCGATACCAGTGGATTGATTGGAGTAGAAGAAGAATCGAACGAGTACATTGACATACATGCCGGAATATACTTGCGTAGGATTTGTAAGAGGGTTACCTTGAAGATCTACTACTTCAACTTTATAGTTAGCATCTTGCGCTGCTGTAAACACCCAATGACCTTTACATTCAGGACCAAACTCCTTACCAGATTGTGTGTAACCATCACCGTCATGAATTGGTACTTTTGGCTGTGCCGGAACACGTGCGCCGAATTTAGTACGAGCTGATTGGATAGCAGCTTCGATAGCATTCATGAGAGCTTGGTGTTGAGCTACATCAGTTTTAGGTAATAGAATAGTAGCTGAATATCTAGGTTTAGCACCAGGCTGTGTGGAATTAGCCCAAGGTTCTAATAGATGGCAGTAGGATACACGAACATTTTGCAATAATACTTCAGTTGGTTGTGGAACGAATGACATAATTAATTACCTCCATTATTATCATTAGATACATTAAATATTTGCGCCGCAGTAGGTTGATTGGTAATCCGAGGGCGCTTATCGGATTCCTCAACTAGGGTAGGCTTGCCTGCTTTCTTAACAATCATGTCGCCTACCATATCATTAAATTGGGTTTTACCGATGGTCTTTTCCATCTGAGCCAATGTTAATGTCTTGCGTTCATATAGAATGCTTTCATCGATGCCAGCTTTGATTAAAGCATCAATAGCAGCATCGGTGTCTTGAAAGGCCCGACTACCACGACCCTCTACGGCTTTCCAGCCAGGGACTGTCACCCCATTAAGAGATTCAGTGAGTGCGTAGTCTTTCATATCCTCGAGCCAAGCAGCGACGTCTTTCCCTCGACGAAGGTATTCACCGAGTTCTGTCATCGAGATAAGTCGAGGATCATGATTAGCAACTAGCGCACTGTGCAATGAGTCGTTTGCATCATATCGGGCTTTGCACTGTTGTTTTGCCCTGCAGAATCTGCACCAGTCGCCGGGTTCAAATTTACCATTGCCAGATATAGCCTCGTCTGCACGAGGTTTGACAAAGGTATTACCCCAATCCAGTAGATCTGCCGTAGGGATTTCCCATTCGCTGATATTATTAACACGGGGCTGCACGATAGTCATTTTGACCGTATTGAACATATAGAGTAATCTATACGCATCAATCGCGCCAAGGGCGTATAGCATCATTTGCGGATTGTGTTCCGCATCAACGACTACCCCTTTTCCGTGCTTATAATCAACGATGTGCAAAGTGTCGCCGGATAGGATGATACAGTCAGCCGTTCCGAATCCATCGGGTACATAACGGCTAAAGTCAACGCGTTTTTCAATGGCTACTACTGGAGTTGCTGCGCAACCTAACATAACACCTTTGACATATTCAAGGTATGTTTCCGAGGTATCGTCCATTTCTGGTTGCCACAATTCATCCTTTTTGATTTTGTTGAACTTGCGAGTGTATGTGGATTTCGCCATGGCCGTGGTATACTTCTGTAGTTTTAACTCACACAGTTCATGCGCCAGGGTTCCTTCCTTTGCATACACCGATGTACTATCGGGAAAGTTCTCCTCTAGGAGAGGGGCGGCTGTACAATGCAGCCACCGGTGCGACCCCGATGCGTTTAATAATGCATGTGATCGAGGTGCCATTAGATTCTTGCCCCCAATCCTCTAATCGCATTTACTAATTCAGGGTATCTGTCCTCAGGTACTTCACCCAAGTATTGAACACCGAATTGTGCCATTAATTGTTGCAATTCTACAGCTTTCCCTGCGTCAAGTAATGGCGCAAGAGCCGCTTGAATTTCAGGTAATGTATACTTTTTAACTTCTTGAGATACCGGAGCGGTAACATGTGTTTGTGCCGGTGCTGCAGTTTGTGCCGGTGCTGCAGTTTGTGCCGGTGCTGCAGTGGCTACGTTGACAGTTGGTGCCGTAACGGCTACTTGAGTAGGAGTAACTTGTACAGCTGCATTAGGAGCCGTCATGGATACGGAGTTTGGTTGCACTGCTACTGTTGTAGTAGGCACACCTTGATTCGTATCTTGTGGTGTGAGATTAGATACGCACACGGACGGTGTCGCTACTGTAGATACCACAGTATCTACTATGCCAGGGGCTTTATCATCCATTGCTCTGTCGTTATCTACAAAACTTCTGAATTGATTTAACACAGCTTTTAGCTGGTTATATACATCTAGTACATTAACTCCTTGAACTTCAACTTTAATCATTGTTTAAATCCTCCTGAATATTGCTAATATAATGAGATTCAATTAACTGTTTTAGCACGTTTGCGTTGTAAATCCTCTCTCGCTTTCTTATTTAGCGATTGAAGCATTGCGAATCCGAAAAAAGCAGCTATCCCCTTATTTATTCCTGCATCAACAGCAAGCTTAATTGATCTTGCCGCTTTCAACTCATTGATATGAATAATGCGGATATTATGCTCTTTAGCGTAATTAAACTTGATATTGCATCCGGTTGAGTTCTCCCAACCGTTACACATTATGATTGCATCACAATCCCTTAGAAGATTAATACACCAACTTATACCGGTATCATAATCGACCTTATTGTATAGGTGCCCAAATATATGAATAGGCGACAGATATATGTTATGCGTATCGCACCCAAATGGTTCTTTTATTGGGAATACTCCCATTTCATTCTGTAGCCACTTCAACACTGAATCTGCATCTTTTTTATTTTCAGATAATCCGCCAAAAGGATGGCTGACGTAAATTCGAGTCATGTTATACCCCTCCATTTTTTATTAAATACTTGGGTTATAATTCATCGACAGACGCCTTTACAGATTCATACTCAGTAAGTAATGCCGAGAATTCTGGATTATCTTTTGCAAGTAACCGATACATGGTCAAGCGCTCAGCGTTCTTAGCCTTTTGCTCGAGTTTATTTTCGATGTCCTCTAGCTTAGCTCGATCGCTTTCGCGTTTATCGCATTTAGAGGTATCAACAACGGCTATAACCTGCTTAACGATGTTCCCTTTAAAGCCTTGCATCCGAACAGTATCGAGGTCTTTTGCCTTTTTCAAAACACGGGCAAGACCTAAGCCGTTTCTTGATTTAACAACAACCCAGTCACCAACACCAATGTTATCGATTGGAACATTTGTATCGGATTCGTAATATCTAAACCAATATGCATCATGGTCATGAGCTGGCATATTATTTGGCCAGTAGAAATCATCTGTATCGTAAGTAACTAATAGGAATTCCATAAGATGTCCTTTCTGTGGTATACTTTAAGTGGATATTTTTCTAATTTGAGCTTGTTGATGTTGCCGCATCATCAGGCTCATTTTTTATGCCCAAATCCTCGCATTCATCAGGAATGCAGTAGTCTCGATCCGGACAGGTACTACAATTTCGCAATTTAATCACCACCTTTCAAGGCGCTTAAATCAAGCACCATCTCAGGCTTTCTAGCTTCCCATGCGTAATAATCTAGACCTGCTTCTTTTAACGCATCTGCAGCAGCTCGACCTGTTTGCGCCCTATCAATAATTATGTAAGCATTTTGCTCGGCGTTGCGTACTTCGGTTAGTCGTTCCACAAACGGCTTTAAGAGCTCACAAATAGCAGCCCAGGATTTTGTCGGTCTAAGGTAGAAAATCTTCCCTTGACTAATCATGCGATCGATTAAAAAATCCGAAGTCGGGATACTAGCAAAAACGCTATTGCCAAATCCCGCTTGCCTAATTTCCATAGCTGCTTTCCTTGCTTCAGATAGAGCAACTTCTAAACGCTTAAAAGCATCTAGCGATTTAATTTCTTTAGTTAATAGAGCTTCGTATTCATTTTCAATCGCATCGGCTTTGTCACAACTGACACGAGATACGAAGTCCTTTACCTTTTGTCTACTGACATAATGTTTTGTCATTTTATATATCCTTTTAGCTGTAATAAGGGTTTTTGCAATAATTACCGTGAGTTCTTACTTGAGGGATGTATGTAACATCTTCCTGCTCCTCAGCATCCATTTCGGCTTTATCTTTGTAAAAGCCGTATAGGGATATAACCAGTCCGATTAACGATTGCAATATAAACTGTTCCCAACCGATTTGGTCTACTTCTAAGGCCCCCATAGAGCCTGCAATGAGGAACGTCCCCAATAACATATAGCCCATAATTTGATCTCCTTTATAACATCATCATTGATAAAATAGATGCTACTGCAGCAGTAGCAAAACTCAAGTGCATTCCCACGTCAATCCAGTTCATGATTTACATCTCCTTTAAGCCTTTAAAATACCCAGGAACGTGCCTGAATCCAGAATGATATAGCGTCGATACCTGACATTTTGATATGTCGGTACCTTTAACGTACTTGATGGCCTTCCGGATGGCGTTGTCAATTAATCGCGTTTTTAAGTTAGAAAATCCCCAATTCGAGATACCCAACTCTTCAAGCTCCATCAGCGCCCATCGTTTTGTATTACATTTTCTGTCGAGGCTATATTGAAATCCACCTACGATTCCTTTAATTACGGATATTGTGTAATGATAGGATGTGTTACTCCAGTTCATGATTTATTCTCCTAATGAATTCCTGCGGATTTAAACTCCGCATCAACTACATTCGCGTCCCATCCAAGCGAATGGACAAGGAACGTCCTAAACCCTTCTTTGTCAATAACAAAGCTACGGGATTTCTTGCCCGGCGACTGCCAGGCATATGCGAACGGAAATCGATCTCTTGCGATTCCCTCTCGGATAGCTGTTAGGCTAACACCGAGCACGGTCGACATTTGGGCGACCGAAATCACTTTTTTAAGCATTTACTATCCTCCTCTACTGGCGTATTTATTAACAAAATACACTTGACCTTTACCGGTCACTTTTGTCGTTCTAGTAATTCGGGTACTTCCATCTGAATTTACAAGTGTACTTTCTTTAACTTCAAATAGGCCCAATTCCATGGAACGCTGCGTCGGCATATTCTTGCTATTACCACTTTTGATGAGATACCCATCAGAGCGTAGTTGTTCAAACAATCGCTTCTGTCCAGTGTCCACACCATTTTGTTTTAGCAACTTTGCTAAATCGCCTATTAAAATACTTGTATGGCTAGTTGCGACTGCATCAGCGAACAAGACCTTTGGAGCTTGCTGTACAATAGTTAGCTCAGCATGTTTACGGGCCTCTTGTTCAGTTTTAAGCTGAGAGGCTAGCTGAATAAGGAAGTCTGGACTTTGTATCGCTTGTTTCAATACATCATCAGTCATATACGCCCCATGCATACGTATACTTGGAAGTACATCATGTGTGATCCATCGTCTAAACTCCTTAGCCTCTGGTTTCCGGCTTGAAAGTACTAAATTATATAGCCCGTATTCATTCACTACCGACTTCTCAGGGTTGCCTGGAGTTCCGTCATTTAAAATGACATTACTTTTTTCATCCATGTCCAATCGGCTTAACGCCTGTCTTGAATTATTAATTTCTAAGCAGTCGCATACATCTTTGGCTACGAACCAAGGCTCGTTATTGCGCATTAGAATTCGCACAGTACCAAGCATCGCATTGTTAAATACCTGTAAATCATTCATAGTGATTACCTTTCTAAATTAATATTGTCTCATATTCTAGATTTTAAGACATTTAAGGCAAAAAAATATCTACAACCTCAGAGGGGGTTAGGTCGAGTTTAGCTTTAATCGCTAATACCTCGGCGATTGTAAACGTGGTCCCATCCCGAGAAAGTCTCCGGTAGAGTTTGGATCTATCCATTTCAATGATTTCCGCAAACTGCCCGATGTTGTATCCACGTTCAATGATTGCTGCTTTGAGCTTCTTTGTGTTCATCAAGTCACCTCCTTAATGCATCAATATTCATTTCCTAATCATAGTATATTTGATTTTTGTCTCAAAGTCAAACATTTTGAGACAAATTCACCACATTTAAATTATTTTTAAAACAAAGTGTTGCATTTTTGATACTTTTGTTATATAATTAACTCATAAAATGATATTAATATAAGAGGTATAATCATGAATACATTAACTATAGGTGAACGCATTAAAGCTCTGCGCCAAGAGCAGAACTACTCCGTAGATGAAATGGCCAAACGTGCAAAAATCTCTCGCGCAACATATTATAGATATGAAAGCGCCGATGCAGAAAACTTACCTATCAAAACAATAAAGGTTATTGCTAGTGCGCTCAATACTACGCCGGAGTATATCCTTGGTCTCACTGACGACAAACGAACTAAAGAATGGTCCATGATAGAGGCCTATAATGAAAATTTAAAACTTCGACACGAATCATTTTTAAAGCTTCGCCAAGAGATTTACGAATTTATCGCTTCAAATTCGACTAACGTTCCATATCTACAGCTTCTTAACTTAATTAAGTTTATTGGCAGAAAACACCCCGAATACCTCGAAGGGATGTATTTAGTTTTAGATCAGTTAAACAAAGATAACCAACTTCATTATACTGCATATGAAAGAATTATCCGAGGACTTACTAATGAGATTGATAATATGAAACTCTTCATTCACTCTATGGAAAACTCAGATTTAAAGGATACCCAAACCTTGGCTTTAGGTTTTCTAAAGAGCTCCCTTAATCACTTGATTGATGTAATCCACGAGATTGAAATTAAAGCGAAGTATGAACATGATTGTATTATAGTTACAGAGGAAGCTCGTAATGAAATTTATAAAGGCTTGCAAGAATATGATAATAACAACTCTAATATTTAAGGAGGGATGAGCCGTGAACGTTAAACCTCTCACTTATATATTACTCAGCTTACTAGTTATTTGTGGTGTATTGATTTTTGCGTTACGCCCTTCCCCATCTATTGAGTTTAAGGACGAAATAGTCTCAGGACAGACGACCACCCAGGTGGTACTAGAGGACTGGACGATACTATCTGCAACAGGTGGATATGAGTCCAAGATTACTTTAGAGAATGGTAAGTCTGTAGAGGCTAAGTGGTTAATCGTAGAGGATGTACCGCCTAGCTATCGATTAGATATGTTCCCGCACTCCTTTTATCATCACCATATCTACATTGCACCTGTACAACCAGGTGTATCCGAAGTTATGACTGAGATAAAGCCGACAGTTACCTACTATCTTGGCGGTCAGGAAAAACAAATTAATATAAAATAGTAACGAAATAAGCCCCTATCCTGTTATCAGATAGGGGCGTTAATTTAGGGAGAATGTGATGCTATGGCTATGAAAAGAGCAAACGGAACGGGATCCGTTTATAAAATGAAACACAAGCCCTTACGCAAGCCCTACCGTGCAGTCGTAACTACTGGCTACGACGAGAATGGTAAATGTAAACGTAAGACAATCGGCTACTATGCTAAATCAAAAGAAGCTTGGGATGCCTTATCAGAATATGGCATCTATCCAGAGAAATTTGAAACTAAAAAAGTTTTATTCAGTGAATGCTGGCGATGGATGATTGCCGATAAAGAACGTAAAGGGATAGATGTCAAAAAAGGCGGATATTCGACCGCACAGGCTAAGTTAACCTCTATTTGGAATAAACCTATACAAGAGATTAAACTCGTGCACCTACAGGCTATAATCGATGAAAATAGCCATTTAAGTCGGTCGTCTATCGGTCTTATTGTAAAGGGATTGAATGGCGCCTTTGAGGCAGCTATCAAGAATGATGTTATTATAAAGAACTATGCTGCACTCTTGGAACTAAAGCCGGCGGAAAAGTCAGATATACACAAGCCTTTTACGGAGGCAGAAATTCAAGCAATATGGGAACATACTCACATGGATATAGCCAAATTACTTTTAATGTACATATACTCAGGCATGCGCCCCGTTGAGTTGTTATCTATAAAGCTTGAAAATGTCCACCTAGATGAGCGATATGTGATCGGCGGTGTAAAGACAAAAGCAGGTAAAGATAGAATAATACCCATTGCAGATTGTGTTATGCCTTTTTATCGCGAAATTTACACACAGGCGCTCGTTTCTAACTCAGATACACTTATCCCTCATGGGTACACTTCAAAGTACCTAGGAAAGCCAGTAAAGCGATTTTGTAGGGAGTTAGGAATAACTGACCACTTACCACACGATACTCGGCATACGTTCATCACCTTGGCTAGTAACTACGGAGTAGATCGCTATATTCTAAAATCAATAGTTGGCCACACGCAAAGCAAAGACATAACGGCTGATGTGTACACGCATAAAACGATTGAGCAGTATATCGAAGAAGTAAATAAGATACCCGCATCATTTAGCTAAAGGTTGTGCAATGGTTGAGCAACGCACACAAATTTTAGCTAATTTTAAAAGAAAAAGCACAGTACCTATTCTCATAAGTACTGTGCTTTCTGCATTTGTAGAACTGTATGTATTATTTAGAGTACAATTCGACGATAAGTGTTTCGTTAACTTCGATAGGAAGTTCTTCACGTTGAG